TGGACACCAACAATCAGGCAGAAGTTTCTGGCGGATTTATTCGTCAGACTGCTGCGGCTGGTGGATTGCTAGTTACTATTAAAACACTAAGCTAATGGCTCTCGATACAAAGCTCACGAAAGTAGTCAGTGGTTATCTTCCACCTGAGAAGGGACCATTTGAGTGTGAGCATTGTATCTACTTTAAGTCTCCACACTCATGTCAACTAGTAGCAGGTTCTATCGACCCAGAGGGTTGTTGCAATCTGTATACTCCGAAAGACGAATCCAAGAAAGATTCGGAAGAAGAAACGTAATGGCTACTTGGATGGTATTTCAGAAACTTATAGAGCGCGAGGCTGATGCAGCGTTCCGAAGATATACCATTCGCATATTTACTTACGGACTATTAGTGGGAATAACATGCAGCTTACTCGTCGCCAATTACTCAAGACTTTTGCCGCTGTTCCGTTTTCGGTAGGAACATCACTTAGACCTTTTCTAAATGCTGACCAGACGGAACAATTAGGCATGGCATTTGATAAAGGTGTATGGAAGCCTAATAGGAAACAAGAGATATTCCTTAGTCTTCCGACTAGTATATTCGAGGGATTCTACGGTGGCGGTAACGCTTCCGGGAAGTCTGACGTATTACTAGTATATGGCTTGATTCATAGGTGGCACGAGAATCCTAGATTCAAGCAAGTATTCATGCGTAGGACATATCCTGAACTACGCAATGAAATTGTTCCACGCAGCCGCGAGATTTATCCGAAGTTCGGGGCTACGTTTAACAAGACTGATATGATTTGGACATTTCCACGTCCAGATGAACTAGGTGGAACTGGTAAGCGTTCAGGCGCAATGATATTTCTTGCACATTGTGAAGAAGAAAATGATGTGCATAAATACGATACAATGGAAATCAACTTGTTCACACCGGACGAGTTGACAACTTTTACTGAATACATTTACTTGTATCTTGGGTTTACACGTGTCCGCACGTCAGACCCTAAACTCCCCTCTATTATTAGAGCGGCAGGTATGCCCGGTGGTATTGGACATACATTCACTAAAAAGAGATTTGTTGCACCGTGTCCCGAAGGTGGAAAGATTATTGTTGGTAAAGGTGGAGTCAAAAGATTCTACGTTCATTCAACAGTATCTGACAATCCACATGCTGACCCTGAATATACTAAGCGTCTTGATGGTATTCCGAATGAAGCAGAACGTAAGGCGCGTAAATTCGGTGATTGGGATGCATATCAGGGACAGGTATTCGATGAGTTCCGGGATAAGAAATATCCTGATGAACCTGAGAATGCGTTGCATGTTATTCCGCCTGTCGGTATCCCAGACTGGTGGCCTAAGTTTGTAATTGGTGATTGGGGTTTTGCGGCTATGACATACATAGGTTTCTATGCTGTGTCACCCACAAAACGCCTATATCAATACAGAGAACTATATTGGTTGAAAACCAAGATTGAGGAATGGGCACCTATCGTTAAAGATTATTGCGATAGGGACATGCCTAAAGTAATTAAGTTCTGTAAGTCCGCAGGTCAAGACCGTGGACAGGAACATACTATTCAGCAACAGATAGAGTCTGCATTAGGTAGACCTATTGAGTTGTCTAATAATTCTCCCGGTTCACGTATCGCTGGGAAAATGTTAGTCCATGAATATCTTAGGTGGAAGACTAGGCCCATTATTCCTCCATCGGAGATGCCTGTATATTCTGAGGAATATGCAATGTGGCTGCTCCGTAATAAAGGAATGGAGCAATATAAAGACTACTTAAAACTATTTGACCCACCAGAGGAAGAAACTAATATTCCTCGTTTGCAGATTTTCTGCTGCGAGGAAGCAATGCATGAAGGACATCCTTTCTGTTGTCCTCAAATGGTAGAAAGTATTAAGGCTTGTTCTTACGATAAGAAGAACAAAGATGGTAAACCTGCTGAAGATGTTGCAGAATTCGAGGGTGATGACCCCTACGATGACCTGCGATATGCATGTGATTCTGCTGAACGATATTTCGATGAGGCAGGAGAATCATTCAAAAGAATTCAGCGACAAGCTCAGATAACTGAAGCACTTAATAATACTAAAGACTTCACAGCCTACTATCGAAATATGCGTAACATTGAAGAAGTCAGTAAGATGCAAGTAGTTAAAAGATTTCATCGCGCTGGGAGGCGATAATGTTCTTACTAGATTGGTATAAGCAGTGGCTTGATATTCGCACAGAATTTCGTAGCAAGAGTCTCGAAACTAAACAAGTCGAGACAGTTTGCCAATCCTGTGAGACTCTCAAGCAGCAATTGGAGTTTTCCAATTACGAGAAGACTCAACTACTGAATAAACTATTGAAAGAACCTGATGCTCCACCTATTACTGAGGCACCACAAGTTACACGTCCGCGCATGATTCCTTGGAATGTGCGTAGACAAATGTTAGAACGTGAAGATAGAGAGAAAGCCAAAATATTGAGAAATGCACCTAAGCCTGATGCTGTTGTATCAACAGAAGAATTAGAGAAAGAATTAGACATTGCCTCCGCAGAAAGAGAAGCCCAAGCCGCAGACTCAGGAAGAACGCAACAAAGTTCTTGATGAGTCTATGCAGCGTGCATACGCTAAAGTTTCGGCAGAAATGCCGGACGTTAAGCGTGTGTCTGTTTCTCCCAGGCAATCTAGTTTTATGACTTCACTGTTTATGCCACGCGGCGCATATGCAGTCACTAATCCTTTTACTGGTAATATTACTTATAATCCTGAAACATTTGAAGGTCAAACTCAGGATGATATTGAACAAACACTTGCACACGAATTGACGCATGTTCGTCAGATGCAAGATACCCCTTGGTATGGACATTTGGCTGAAATTGGAAACCAAATGTATCAGAATACAAGGGGATTACTTGGTATGTCAACTGAAGACCAAGTTCCTGAAGGAATTAAAAAAGGAAGTGCCACTGATAATCCCTATTACTGGCGACCGCGAGAAATGGAAGCCTTCCAAGCTGAACGTGATAGAGCAACTCGGAAGAAAATTCCATACTATGTGGACCCAGTATTAGGAACTCGTGACATTAACCTTTATGCACCACGTAAGAAACCAGGCATTGACACAGCGCCTAGTGCAATAAGGAAGTAACATGCCATACACGGAAGTAATGCACAAGTTCAAGCACGGTAACTTGCATTCCGGTAGTAAGCATGGAAAGAAAGTTACCAACAGAAAGCAAGCAATTGCAATAATGCTTTCTGAAAAACGTCAGGCGGGTGAAGGTAAGAAGGAGTATCAACCGAAAAGTAAAGGTGTTGATACTGGTCCTTCACACAAGACCCGCAGAAAGCATGGTGTGTAATGCCGATTGATACTGGTGGCACATTCATGGGTAGACTCGGCCAGCAAATGCCGGGTATGCTCAATGCTACTGCACAACAATATGGCGACCCACGATTGAGAAATACCAATCGTCAGGTTGGCAATGCTTACGGTAGTTTTCAACGTAGGCCCAAAGCTGCTGTTACTAATCCTGAAGTTCAGGGTCAGCAGACTACTATGCAGAATGGACCTCATGGAATGCCACCTACAGGTCCAAGTCCTCTTGCTAATGCTGGTGCTGGTGGAATGATGCCAGAAACAGATGGTATTGTTCGCGGCCCATCAATGCCGCGTGTAATGCCAGGCGGAATGCCATTTCAAGGTGGTGGATTTATGCCACCGGGACGTAATACTGGTATTACTGGTGGAATGTTTGGTCCTGGTGGACCAGTATTAAGACCACAAGTTGAGCCACAAATGGGAATGGGTCCACAAATGGGTGGTGGATTGTGGCAAATGTATAATCAACTTTCACAAGAACAGGGTGTTCCGCGTAGACCTCAGATGTTCTACTAGAATGGCTACTATTCCTGACGCCGAAATTCAGCGCCTTCTAAAAGAAGTGGTAACACACTTCGATAAAGAGGATGTAGCTACGCGCGAACGTCAAATTCGCACATGGCGTAGGCTGAAACTATTTTGGGAGGGCTTTCAGAAGGCGTGGTATTCTGAGGTAGCGCACGATTGGCGTATATGGGATGAAGTAGAGGGCGATGATACAGAACAGTCCTACTATGACAAGCCCATTAACGTATTTCGAGCATATCTCGAATCAATCATTGCTGCTCTATCTGTCACTGTTCCTCCTATTAAGTGCTTTCCCGATGATGCTGATAACACTTTGGATTTGTCTACAGCCAGAGCCGGAGACAAAATTGCCAAATTGGTATATCGGCATAATGATGTTCCTCTTTTGTGGTTACATGCTCTTTTTATCTATTGCACTGAGGGAATGGTAGCTTGCTACTCATACCCAAAGGAAGATGAAGCGTATGGAACATACGAAAAGAAGGAAACTGAGAACGTAGAAGAAGAACATCAATATACTAAGTGTCCGGAATGTGGATACACTATTGATGACCAAATGATGACGCCTGAAATGTTGCAAGCTCAGGCTGCAATGGAAACTAAATTACAACAGAATAAAGATAAATTCCAACCTGATAATGAGGATATTCCTCTACAGGATTTCATTCTCAATGATGAGGGTGCAGAACAAGACCTTTGTCCGTCTTGTATGCAGATGATTGCTCCTTTACTTACAAAGGAGACACTAGTTGTTACTAGAATTGTCGGAGTTACACAGGAACCCAAGACTAGAATCTGCCTTGAAGCATATGGTGGACTCTACGTCAAAGTCGCTAACTATGCGAAGAAACAATCAGATACACCTTATCTGATTTACGCATATGAAACTCACTATGCAAATGCGATTGAACGTTATGACCATTTGCATGGCGTTAAGTTCACAGAGTTAGCGCAAAAAATTCGTAACAGTTCAGGACCGAAAGACCCATACGAACAGTGGGGAAGATTGAATCCACAGTTTCAGGGAGAATATCCCATGAATACTGTTACTGTTCGTAATTGCTGGTTGCGTCCTGCTGCTTTCAACATCCTTACTACAAAAGCTGATGTTGATAAGCTAAAGGGTAAGTTTCCCAACGGCGCTAAAGTAGTTCTCGTTAACGATGAATTCGGTGAAGCCTGTAACGAGGCACTTGATGATTGTTGGACTCTTACGAATAATCCTCTATCAGACTACATACATCACGACCCGCTTGGTCTACTACTCGTCAGTATTCAAGAAATTACAAATGACCTCATTAGTCTTATACTACAAACTATAGAACATGGTATTGGTCAGACTTTTGCTGACCCTGCTGTGTTGAATTTTAATGCATATCGTCAGATGGAATCAGTTCCGGGTGGTATTTACGAAGCCACACCAAAAACTGGTAAATCTATTGGCGATGCATTCCATGAAGTTAAGACGGCTACACTTTCACCAGAAGTTATGCCGTTTGCTTCTAACATTCAATCCCTCGCGCAACTTGTTTCTGGCGCACTACCATCACTATTTGGTGGTGCTGTAGAAGGTGGTGGAACTGCATCTGAGTATTCAATGTCTCGCGCACAGGCGCTACAGAGATTGCAAAATACTTGGAAGATGTTCACTATTTGGTGGAAACAAATCTTCGGGAAAGTTATCCCGATGTATATCGAGGAAGTTCAGGACGATGAACGTGATGTTCAGCGTAATAAAGATGGTTCGTTCATCAACGTCTTTATTCGCAAGTCTGAACTTGAAGGTAAGATTGGTAAGGTAGAACTCGAAGCTAATGAGAATCTACCACTTACTTGGAGTCAACAGAAAGATATCATCATGCAGCTTTTACAGGCTGCTAATCCCGAGATTCTTGCAATTCTCGGTGCTCCTGAGAATCTCCCACAAATTAGAGAACACATTGGTCTTACAGACTTCTTTGTTCCTGGTGAGGATGATGTTCTCAAAGCCTATGATGATATTAAACTCCTACTGAATAGTGGACCTATGCCTACTGGCGACCCCATGATGCCAGAAGCACCATCTATTCAATTTGACCCAATTTATGACAATCCTCAGATTGCATTTGAGATTGTTAGAAAGTGGGTTATTAGTGAGGCAGGTCGTCAAGCCAAAGTAGACAACGAAGAAGGCTATCGAAATGTATTGTTGTATGGGTCCAATATGAAGCAATTCATGATGCTTCAAGCCATGCAACAGGCTCCACAGGGACAAGGTGCGGCCCCTAGTGAAAAGCCCAATCCTAAGAATAAAGAAGCACCCATAACTGGAGAAGGTGATGTCCAAACTGTTTAGCATTATGCATCCATTGTTTGCACCTGACGGTATTAGTGGTCCTGCCGGTGGTGGTAGTGACACTAAAATTCTGCCAAGTGGAGACAGCAAAGAAGACATAATCGAGTTTCTTGCTGGTGACGATGAACCACCAGAAACTATCGATTTGGAAGATAAGGGAAAGGAAAAGGGAAAGGACAAGACTCCACCGAAAGGTAAGGAGAAAGATAAGGAAGATGATGAAACTCCTGAAGGTGATGAGGAAACACCAGAAGGAGAAGAAGATGAAGATGACGAACTAGCAGATATCGAATCTGAACTAGATGAACCGTCAGAAGAACAGCTTGAACTTGTAACACCTGTTCGCAGACGGGAAATTCTCAAGAAATATCCAAATCTTTTCAAGGAATTTCCGTATCTTGAAAAGGCATACTATCGTGAACAACAGTTCACAGAACTACTTCCTACTATTGATGATGCGAAAGCTGCTGTCGAAAAGTCTCAAATCCTTGACAGATTTGAAGGCGATTTGATGAGTGGTAATCAAGAAACTGTTCTGAAAGCTGTTCGTGAAACTAATCCTAAAGCATTCCTCAAGATTGTTGATGACTACTTGCCTACTCTCGCCAAGGTTGATGAGAAGGCATACTTTCATGTTCTTGGTAATGTTACCAAACATACTATTGTTGCAATGGCAAATGAAGCGCGTAGACTGGGAACTGGTGAAAATCAGCCCGGTTTAGCGTTGCAGCAGGCTGCACATCTTTTGAATCAGTTTGTGTTTGGAACATCTGATTTCCAACCACCTACAAATCTGGCTGGTAATGAGAAGCCAGAGGATAATACACGCGAACAGCAACTTCAGGAACGTGAACAGGCGTATGTTAGAACGCAATTTAACAATACGCGCACAGACCTGAATACTCGCGTAAACAACACACTACGCAATACGATTGAGGCAAACATTGACCCGAAACAGTCAATGACGGATTACGTTCGTAAAAACGCCTCTCGTGATGCGTTGGATACTCTCGAAACACTTATTAATCAGGATACACGTTTCCGTAACCTGATTGATAAGCTCTGGGAAAAGGCTTTTGAGGATAACTTTTCGCAAGCCTCAAAAGACAGAATTCGTAGCGCCTATGTTAGCAAGGCAAAAACACTGTTGCCTTCAGTCATTAAAAAGGCCCGTAATGAGGCTTTGCGTGGCATAGGTAAGAGAGTAAGGGACGATGATGGTGAAGAAACGACTCCACGTAGGGGTCCAGTTCCAGCGGGACGGCCACGTTCCCAATCGCAAAATACTGGCAAGGTTACTAAAGCGAGCGATATTCCGAAAGGAATGAGCACATTAGACTTCCTCAATTCTGATTGAGGTTCCGAGAGGTAGAGTATTATGGCCGTAACAGCTACTAGAGTCGTTACCGTTACCTACACAGGTGACGTTAATGGTAATAATACTCTACCTGCGGCTGCTAATGCTGTTTCTCCGGGTTCAGTAACAGTTCATACACTGAATGCGGGAGATAACACCATTACAGTCCCAACGGGTGGAACCACCGTAAAGGGAGCTACTATTGTGCCGCCTGCCGGAAACGCTCAGGCAATCACACTCAAAGGTGCAGGCGCTGATACTGGGATTCCAATTAGTAAGTTGGACCCTACAAGTATTGCGTTTGAAACCGCACCTGCGAACTTTGTCCTGAATGCCGGAGGAACTATTAATATCCTCCGAATCTTCTGGACTTAGGAGTAAATAGTGGCTGTTGTTGAATCTCAGGT